AGAAGACTTGGATACTAACTCCAATATCTTAATAAATAGGCTCTTAACGCCATTTTCAGCGAAATTACGGGCTATCAACTCAATCCGCATGTCAGCACGATTCGTGACAATGTTCATGCCGGTGGCAGTATGATTGACTGCGTTCATGTTACCGCCCTGAGTTTCTGCGGTGAAACCGGTACGGTTGCCTCGTTGGGTGTCGACATAGTCCAGCATTGACATCGCTGACGTTAGATCGCCACCACCTGCCTGCATAGGACCGACAGCGCCCGGTGATTTAACACGAACAATACCGCCCGGACGTGACGTTAATAGATCGTCAAGATTAACCTGACCTTCTAATGCCCATGTCCTACCGTTGACTGTTAAGTACAAGTTATCAATCAAGGCACGCATTAAGGAAGTCTTAGTGCGTTGTGCTTCCATAGAAAGGTCAGCGATGGATAGACCAAAGAACTGATGTGGGATTGGGATTGGTGTTAATGATATGAATGGTTGACCGTCACACTCGACGTTCTCAAGTATCTGATTACCAGCACGAACAACTTTCCGCCATTCTTGTATGCCGTCACCATCATAGTCTACCTTTAAGTAGCACTCAGTCACCCAGACCACACGAGAAGCAGGATCGCCATTCTCTTGACTACCACGACCACCCAGATACGGTGATTCATCATTCTGCATCTTACGAGAAACTCGCTCAGAGCCGAAAGCCCCGTCATTCTCATCAGAGCTTAGGTTATCAACATTGTCGTAGCCAGCCTCTTTTAGCTCGCCTATGGTGCGTTCGAATCGGTGTGCTACAAACGGTGAGTCTTCGCAGTTCTTGGCTCTGCGTGAGATAAGGAATTCTTCAGGTGGGACGTTTTCTATACAGCAGTAGCCTTTATCAACGACACGCTTAACAGATATATCATGTAGCATCTGTTGACCAGTCAGTTGATCTGGATAGGCTGTATGCTCGATAGGCTCAACGTGCTTATCTTGCAATAACATGCCTAGCTCTATGTCATCAAGACCGACATAATCTTCACGGGCTTCATCAGTGGTTTTATCCCACCAGACTTTTACAATTCCATTCTTGGCTAGGAGTGCGTCCTTAAACCAAGTGTGTAGGATTTGGAAGCCTTTGTTTTGCACATAAAACACATGACGACCAATATACTCAGTAATATGATCTTCTTGCTCTTCAAACTGCTCAGACTTAGCTTGAAACTCGACTACTTTGTCACCGCCTGCAAATATCTTGAGCAGACTTGGCAGCATCCACTCGACTGTATCCATCACAGAGGTATCAACCACCGCTGAACGTCCATCGATAGAAGGAGGCGCTAGATCGCCAATAGGCTTTGCGTAGTAATATTCGAGGGCTTTCTGACGGTTCTTAGTCAGCTCACCTGAGCCGTAACCAAGTGATTGTTTGATCTCTTGGTCAGTAAGTGCTTTGAGCTTGTCGTCAGTCATCTTGCTCATTTGCTGACCTTGCTTTCAATAACCGATACTCTGGTATCTAGTCTTGATAATTCGTGACGTAAATCTCTGTCTATTGTTGCCAGTGTTTCGTTTATCTCGCCTAAGCGCTCATGGAGTTTGTTGCCCATCCAGCCAATAACGACAATTAGAACTGACATTAACATGCCAACTACCGGCATCAATATATCTGCTTCACTCATGTTGTCTCCCGACAATAAGCTCTTTTATAACCGCTTGTCCGGTGACAAGATACCTGCTCCACCCGCTACCGCCATACCTAATGCAGTAATAGCAGCGGTCTGGTCATCAGAGAAATGATAGACACCAAAGGCAGACAAGCACCAGATAACGCCTCGCCAAGTAGATGGTTCTTTCAAACGGTTGAAAATATAATTCATAGTCACCCCTTTCCATTTGTGCAGATTATACCATATTTGCAATGTTATAACATAACATATATCAGTTGTAATTTAAGGACGGATACTTAAGCTTACCGGATCCCCAAGTATCATTCGTCATATGCTGTTCTGCCATAGCGATATAACGGAAGCAGTCAGCCCCATGTGAACTATCATCATGCAGTGGCGCACCAAATGTCCCAGTGCTTTGATTCTGCGTTCGTCGGTAGCGTTTAAGCTGGTTTAATAGCTGAGATGCCTTATCATCTATCCATACTCTGCCGAACATCATACGGGCTGATTTAATGCCTTCCTCGATGTCATCACGACCTAACACAAATACTGAGCGACCAAAGGCTTGCAACATCTCCTCAGTAGACTTGCCCGACTTAAAGTCACGGCTTCGACCATCATGCGGAATGTAATCCGTTCCCCAGTTATAGGACTTGTTCTTTAGTTCATCGACATAACTATCTAGCGTTCTGTGACTATCCTCTATGTAATCAATAACCCTTACCTCACCCGAACCAGAGCGTTGCACCATCGCTATACTCATTGAGTCGTTCCACCCTAAATCCCAGACCGTGTGAACCTTGAGCAGCGGATCGTAAGGCGCACGTCCTTGGCGTTTCTCTAGTAGTAACTTAGTAATCTCTTGTGCGTAAATAGCACCCTCGACAGCAGGGCGACATTCACCACCCCAAACCGTCTTGTATCCTTCTGGATCACGCTTAAGCCAGTCAATACGCTCTTGCTCTAACTCATCAGGAAACCAAATATTATCTGACCAGTTGACCTTTATAACGAGTGAGTTATCAGATTGATTAAGTACAAAACGCTGGTAGGTTTCGTCTGTATCTAGTTCAGGGTTAAAAGTTATCCAAATCTCAGAGCCTGGTGAACGAATAGTTGGTACTAAAGCATCCCATGATTTCTTAGTTACGACCTGAGCCTCTTCAACCCAGCATATCGAGCAGGATTCAAATGACTTTAGATTAACGACTGATTGTTGCCTTATACCAGCAAATACAAATTCTGAGCCATTAACGCAAGTTATTCGTGTTTGCTGCACAGTGAAGAATTGAGCCAGCCCCATATCTTCAATTTGTTTCTTAAGTAGGAAGTGAACTGACTCTTGAATAGAGTTTTGTGTCTCTCTGGCGCAAAGCATACGGATAGGAGCTTCAATGGCTTTGATAATAAGTAATCGTGCTACTGTCCAGCTCTTACCGCTACCACGACCACCATAAGCAATCTTGTAACGCTTAGGTTGCGTGAACGGGATCAGCGCATTAGGTATCTCTAAATCTAAATTGAGGTTATCGACCACGAATTGTAATCGTCACATTAAGGTTGCCAGTTAGCTCATGCTTCTCAGCTGCATCAAACCCTTGCATCTTATTAATAGCTTGAACTGACGAGATAATATTGCCAGCGTTATCCGGTGCATTAATGACAGCTATGAGCGTCTTGAGTGAATCTTCTCTTGTCCAAAGTAGCTTTTCAGACAGTTGAGCCTTGAGTTCAGCAACCCTAGCCCTAACCTCGTCCTTTTTCATAAGTTGATGGGCTTTATTTTGAGTTGTTTCAGGTTTAGTTGCTGGCCTTACATTAAACCCTTCTCTGTAAGCATCGGTCTGTGTTTTGCCTCCTGCTAATGCTTGACAGAATACTTCCTGCTTAGGCGTTAGCATAAACCCCAGACTTCATTTGTGTTGATAACTCCAGCGCTCTGTTGCCGACATCTTTTGACCATTTGCTTGCTAACATTTCGACTGAGGCCTTTGCATAGTCCCCAGCTTCAATAAGCTGCAATGTTTTCTTGAATTTAAGTAATCCGACTAATCCCATGTTGAAGCACATGTTGATTAATATGTCTTGTCTTACCGTATCGAGTTTATTGATGAAAGGTATGGCTTCTTCTAACTGATCTATGCATTTAGATATCATGAGCTTTAGTATTCTTTCTGCTTCGACTTCATTAATGCCGTTCTTGTAGGCATTGCTGATCTCTAGGCTACTTAAGTGCAGAGGGTTAGCTTTCAGGTTATAACCGTATCCGATGGTTTCCTTGCCAGCGGTACATAAATACATACGACTTCGGAAACCTTCGTGACGCTTTAATTGCCCAATCAATTTATCCATAAAACACTATATGTAGTAGTAAATTTAAGTTAATTATACCATATCTTGTGTTTTTGCAATATTTTCAGTTTTAAACGAACTTTCGTCTGCTTTAAACTTTATATTCTTTTTACGATTCTTATTAGTTGTTTTAAGTGCCATTAAAAATACTCGCTATCATCATCTTTCCATATGTCATCAAATACCTTCAGTGCATATTTAACTATGCAGCCGGTAACACCTATCACAAAAATTGCAAGCGCAATCACTCCTGCTAGTAGTTGCATATCCATTCCTTACCTCTGATGTTGTATTTCAAGTTCATAAAGTGGCTTTTCCAATCCACAATCTATACAGGTACGTTTTTTCCAGCTTACATAAGTTGCCCAGTGTGTGTGTTTGCAATGCGAAGATCTAACAGGTGCGCTGAATAGATTGACCGGTGGAAATTTAAGCATTGGCCAACATGTCATGCTAACTCGTCCTCTGCTTTCATTCCTTTGTAACGCTCAAGTGTGTCTATGGCTTCCTGCACGTCTTGTTCTTCATCCTTAACACCTCGCTTACCAGCACACAGTAATTTCTTGATAGCGTGTTGAATACAAGGATCAGTTACTTCCCATTCTTTGAGTATGCGATAAACATCCATGCCATCTAGGTGGGAAGTATCTTTGTAGTAATGACTATGCTTCATGTAATTACCTTTAGAAATGCTTTATGTCTAGCTGGATCAGGTGATAAACCTTCCTCTACTACTATCTTCCAAAACAAGTCATGGAAATCTGTTTCTTCCTGATCCGTTGGGTTTCGCCTGTATAATTTTCTGCACTGATTAAAAAGATAATTATTGTTTAATTCGTCCATGTCATCCATTAACACCCTCCCCATGATGAATAGATCACATAAATCATAAATAAAATCGTTGCGTAAAACGGTAGAACAAACCAATCAATCATTTTCTAATCTCTCTAACTGTGATGCCGTACTTATCCAACATCAGCTTGCGTTTAATAATAAATTCGGGTGTAGATTTACCGCCCTTAACATCTTCAACTATCAAGTTTCCATTCTCGATATATTCAAAATCAGCCAAGTAATGACAGGCTCGCTCCATTGTTCCATCTGATCTCCTTTGCTTGGGTATCAGTTCATATTTAGATTGCAGTTTTAGTTCAGATATAACTCCAGCATTTCTTAATACATGTAACTCTACATAACGCTTGGCTTCTGCTTTACTGGCAAACTCATGCCCGTTGATGAGCGTCTTGCAATTCTTATACTTTGAGTAAGCCATGCTCTATCCAATAGTTCTGCGTTCTTTCCACACCCTGCCTGTGAGCCAATTCTGCATAATCCTTGTCAAATAGCCGTGTCCTTCTATCTATCTCGTCATGGCAACTGCTACAGCAAAATGCACCTTGTATGTCATGTTTCTTCAATGCCATACCGCCTCCACCTAAATGAGCCAATACCACTGTTTCCGGATTAAAATTACATATGCCAGGCAATCTAACTAAGCAGTTTTGCCCTCTAGCGCTATCTCGTAATTTACTCATAACCCATAGACTCATATTGTCTTTTTGACATAGGCACTTTGACACCTCGATCTGCTGCTACAGATTCTAAAAACGCCATCCAATCTGGCCATTCATCTTTTTTAAACTCCCTTGTTTTGTGTCCTAACATGACCATTCCACCATCTAATCCTTGAGCAATGCGTCCTGTTTCTTGTCGATAAGCGGCTGTTAGAATATCTTTCCACTCTTCGCCTGTGAGTTTGCACATAGCACCATTGACCGGCCACAGCAGTTGTTGGCTAAATGCGTTTAAAATAGGCCATTGCACCGCGTTATGAGCCAGTGTTCGTGTTACTTTCTGAATCGTAACCATCATGCTTCCATCAGTTGGTAAATCACCTATGGTTTTCTGTGCATGAAAAGCACCTCGTTCATCAATTACAAAAGTGTCTTTCATGCGCCAATTATTCTTGACATTTGTTTCTTACAGGATACAATATATCTATGAAATATGAACTGCAAAGCACTCAAACATTTAGCACTTGGATGAACAGCCTTAAAGACCCTGTAACTATTAGCAAGGTTCTTACTCGACTGGATCGCGTCAGCAATGGTAATTTTGGCGATTTCAAACCACTGTCTTGTCATTTGTTTGAATTGAAATTTGTTTTTGGTGCTGGTATTCGTATCTATTACACAATCAAAGGCAATGAAGTTGTATTGCTGTTGGCAGGTGGCAATAAATCTAGCCAAAGCCGTGATATTGAAAAGGCTAGAACTATTTTGAATAACCTTGAGACTTAAATTATGAAAGAAATCATTACTCCTTTTGATGTTGCTGATTACCTTAAAACGGATCAAGACATTAAATTGTTTCTCAAAGAATCTGCTAACTCTGGTGATATGTCTGACTTTATTCATGCTTTATCTACCGCTGCCAGAGCTAAGGGAATGACAGAGGTTGCAAAGCAAGCTGGAGTAACTAGAGCCAGTCTTTACAAATCGCTTTCTGATGATGGCAATCCACGCTTTGATACCATCACCAAAATTGTTGAAGCATTGGGCTGTAAATTGATTGTGTCTTAATTTCACCAGCTAACCCTCGATTTAGGAACAGTCATATTGCGTTTTTGTTGAAACTTACCTTCATGCATAATTAACGTGTCTTTATGCTTCATGGCTTTAGCTTGTATGCCAAATGTGTTTTCTATCATCTCTGTAAACTCGTGCATTTTCAGTCAGGAAGCCGCTTTCATAATGACGTAATCGTTGTAATCGCATTTACGTCCATAATCTTCAACGGTTTCTTGATTGACTAAAGTAACTACTCGAACGGTTTTGCCCTCTTTTACCTTTAACCTATTTGCTAAGTCATAAGCGGCTTTCTGGCCAGTAAAACTCTCATCTGCATCGGCATAAATCCATACGACTTTTACGCTCTCAGGAATCACGATATTGACCATTGCTTGTGCGGATCCAGCTGCCCAACAATGAATACCTTGATCCTGTCTAACTGATAACGCGGTTTCTATGCCTTCTGATATAGCCAGCACTTCTTCAGCCTCAAACAACCTAATAGCACTACCTACCATTGGACGCATGACCGGCAATATCTTTCTTGCTATCTTTACCGGTGCTTTCTCACCGTCATTTGTAAGGTAAGTGATGTGATAGGTTGCCACTTCTCCTGTTGGCGTTCTAAACACCGATACCATTGCTGGATACGTGCCGGTTTTAACGCCATCCTCCCAGTAATCTAAACTAGGATGTTCGTAGCAATCAGCATCGGGTAAAACTGATATACCTCGTTTTGCAAGATACAAAAAAGTGGCTGTGTCAGGCGTGATATGTTTTAACCCTGCATGAATCCTACGTATTCTTGCCTCTGCTTGTTGTGTATCGGCAGGCTTAACGATCTGGAGCGGTGTAGTCATAACAGTTGGCCTGATTAAGTTAGTTGTTTCTTTAAATGACAGTCCGGTGTGTTCAATAGCCATGTCAATCGGTTGTTTGTGTCCACATTGCTGGCAAAAATAAAACTCTTTGGCTCTATCCCATCTGGCTCTGTCTTTACCGCCACAAAATAAGCAGGGCTGATGCTTGCCATTAAATAACCTTGCATCGATGCCCAAATTAGTTAAAACACCACTCCAGCGACCTGCACATTCTTGCTTGATATCAACTCTCACGCTGCTGCCCTCTTAGCAAAAGCAATATGACTATGCTTGATATAACCAATCGTCTCTTGGCTAGGCGGTAACGGTTGTGCGCTGTTCTTTCCGTGTGGCCATTCGTTAAACTTCTTTCTGAAAATAGCCAGGGCAAACTTACTGCTTTTACCGTTCTGTTTTGCATACCCTAGAAGCTCGGCATAAAACGTCTTTTTATCAACAGATTTAATCTTGACGACTTCTTTTAAGTCTGCCTGATGTATCGGTACTGGCATGCCTTGTGGAATAGACTCATAGCCACAGTTTGGGCATGAACGTCTTGATCTGAAGACCGTTCCACAGTCACCACATATAATGTCTTTTGGCTCTTTCTTTTCTTCTTTTGTCTTTTTATTCCGATCCTCGACTGACTCTTTGCCATCGAGTGACCATTCAAAATCATCGGTTGCAAATCCAAGTCTTTCTATAATGCCAGCGTGATCTATAACAATACCGTGAGTCTTACCCTTGCAGATTCGTGTAACTCTTCCCAAGCACTGTAAATACATCGCTATCTTGCGTGTAGGACGGGCTAAAACCACACATTCCAAATTAGGTATGTCGATCCCGACTGAAACGATGCCAACATTCACAATAACCCTAGTTTTACCAGCACGAACTCTGTCAAACATTTCCTGCCGTTGTTCGTCTGGTGTATTGCAATCAACATATTCGGCTGAATAACCATGACTGTTAAATTCATCACAGATATGCCTAGCATGAGACTGAGAACTGGCAAATATCACGGTACTTTTGTTTTCTGCAAGTCTTTTCCAGTTATCAAATATGTCACCGATCAGCTTAGGCTTGTCCATCACATCACCGAGCTGTGACTCTCGCCAGTCACCATCCTTACCGAGTTTTAATCCACTTAAATCAATATCAGGACGGGCGTAATATTTCAATGGTGATAAATAGTTATCTTTTGTGAGCTGTTTTAAGGTTACTGTCTCAACAATCGCATCGTAAAATAATCCTAAACTTTGCTTATTAGGTGCTACCGGTGTCGCTGAGAAACCTATAACAAACGGATAACGAGCAAATAATTCCAGCTTCTTAGGTGTAAACTGCAAGTGCATCTCATCAACAATGAGACAATCACCTTCTATAAACTTCAATGTTTCAGCAGCCATCCTTGACGTATATGTATCAATACTCACTATCTGGCATCTAGGCATAAGAAACGGCTTAACTCCGCTCATTACTACGCCATGATTAATGCCCCAACCAGTGAATGAATCACTTAGTTGCTTCACTAATGACCGTCTTGGTAACACAATCACAACACGCTGAGTACCAGACTTCTTCTCCAATAAAGAGGCTACTAACTCGCCAATCATGATGCTCTTACCGCTACCGGTAGGCGCACACGATATAATCCGTCTATTGCCCAGCATGGCTGATGCTCTTATGGCATCATTTTGTACTTGCTGATATTCTCTTAATAATTCCTGTAAATTCATGTATAATTACTCTTGCTGGTTAAGTTCAGTAAAGCCCACGTCTAACTTTTGCCGGTTTCAGTGGGCTTTTTCATATCTATTCGTTTATGACTCTTAATACGGGTTGATGCAGATTTGAGCAGATACCGCTTGTTGTACTTAATGCACTCTGTAATGACCTCTCTATCTTGTTCCACTCTGAAATAATCTCACTTGGCACATCCCATTCCTGATCCTCTAATATTCCTCCATAAGGAATGAACATCAGTTCGATAAGGTTTTGAATTTCTGCAATGGCTTTTTTGTGGCGGCTAATTTTTCCAAATGTCTGTTCCATTTCCATTTCTTGGAGCTTCAAGGCGTTAATGCGTTTTTCTGATGAATCAATCTGATATTGCTTTTGATTAATCTCGATCTGCATTTGGCTTAATTTTGCATTAACCTTTTCATCCACTGTTTTTTCATGTAATTTCTTAAGCGCCACCATATCCAGGCGTAACTTTTCAGCATCAGATTTCTTTAAATCAAGAGCTGATTGCATGTTTTTTCGTTCTAAAATAATGGCTTCGTTAATCGCTTTTTGCTTATCTTCTTCTACTGTATTGAGCTTGCTGGTAAGTTGGTTAATTTTTGCTTCACTCGCTCCTTTCCAGTCATCGCGTTGCTTTCTTACTTTCTCGAGTAGATCATCCCTACCCAGCAAATCAGCTTTATATTTAGCAATGGCTTGTTCAATCAGCTTGGCAGTAACAACCTTGTTTTCTTCATTAACCTGATCCCAGATTTGCTTCTTAATGTCATCGGGGACTTGTGATAGTGGTCGTAGCTGACCTTCAGGTATTTGTTTTTCCGCAATTGCGGAATTTTCTATAACCTTTTGAATTTCAGCGGCTTTCGTTATCCCATAAAGATAAGATGTTTTATATCCCCACTCTTTATCGCCATAATCTTCAAACGATGAATAACCCAATGCCTTCCAGCCTTTACGGTCACGCATTTCTAAAAGCATTGATCGTGCAACACCATGTATTGCTTTTAACTCTTGATGCTTGGCGGTGGCTTCTTCCAGATTCATATCTGGCAATATGACTAACTGACTCATTGCATTAATCCCTGTGTTTGTTTGTATTGATTCCCTAATATTTCTACTGCAGACCACATCCTTTCTCTAACTTCTTTTCGTGTTAATTCCTGCTCAACACCTAGCTCAATAATTGATTGCACAACACGCCTTACATTTGAAATTGACCTGGTTTGAAATTCTGTCATTTCATTAGTCACAGAAAATCCAAAGTGTTTTTGAACCATTTTGTTAAAAGCGATAACTATCCACTTAGGATCACCACCAACATTACCGTTTTTATCTTTGTACACCTCAAAATCTGATACTTTTTTTCTTAATTCACCGTAAGCAAGAAAGGAGTCAAGACGCGCCACTTGTTGATTAAATGGCAGTGCAGAAAGTCTTTTTTTATTTGCTTCCGAAACAATAGATGACACATCCTCAATGAATTTAACGCCTGTACTTGTGGTTATTGCTACTCTCATTAGCCGGTTTCCTTTAGGGTAATTACCCTAACCATGTTGATTAAAATCAGTTTAAATTTGATATAAAACACTTACACTCTCTTGGTTAGGGCTGAATTAACTTGCCTTAGTGTTTGTCAGTATTCGGGGTAAAGATTCCCCTACCCAAATGATCGGATAGAACGAATCTACTTAGAGTGTCACAGCACTCAGGACGGCAATCCTCTAGACATATTCTGTTGCCGCTGACCAGACTTAACACCTATGGCAGATGCCTCACTCGGCTCTGGTCGTCCATTCTGATTAGCTGACTATCTAAACCGGATCACCCTTAGCTATTAGGCCGAGGTTCCGTTCTTCGATACGATTTACAGCTATCATTGGGATGATTCCCACCGTTAAGGGCTTGTGCATTCTTCCCTCACCTCACAACCAGACCGAACCCGTTTTTAGCCTGAATCTTCTGATTGTTTTTTAGCGTCCAAGTCTTAGTTGAAGCACTACTTATTTCTTACAAATCGTCCAAACTTTGATTGAAAACAAACATGTCTGCGCTGGTTTTCAATAATGTCCATCTCTGTTGCTTTAGGCGATAACTCAAATCCTCTACCAAACGTATTGGTTTGAGCTTTACGAGGACGCAGAGATAAACTTGCTGCTCTCTTATCCCCTGCAATGTTTCTTTTCTGTTCGCTCATAATTTCCGCTAGACTACTTTTCAAAAAGTTCAATTTATTTTGCAGACGAATAAAGCCTTACTCTCGCCCTTTCACAACACCAGGTATGCGGTTAATATGTAGTTGTGGAACTGCCCATGCCAACTCTCTCTCTATTAACCAGCGTACCCACTCCGCGCGAGTCTTAAAGCCGTACGATCTGGCAGTAACTAGAGCGTTGTCATGGGTGTCCTCATCAACTGAAGTTTTTATTTCGTAGTCGAGTGCCATTTATTTTCCAAAAATGTCGGGACAGATTTCTTTAGCAAGACTTCCTATCTTTTCTCCTAATTCATACTTTGGACTTTGTCCTTTTCGTATTCTGAATATTTGAGGCTGAGAAGTTCCAACTAGAGCAGCAATCTTTGAATCGCTGATACCTGTTTCTTTAATACTTGAAAGGATTTTTTGTATGTTCATGGGATGCAATAATAATACACTAATGTATCAACGTCAATACATTGATGTATTTGATTTAGATGATACAAATATGCATACTTGTGTAATGACTACATTAAGAACTAATCTTGAAAAAGAAATGATGCTGAAAAGCTGGAACGCCTATGATTTATCTAGTAAATCTGGAGTTCCACAACCAACTATACAAAGATTTTTAAAAGGTAAAATTGGTGATCCACGAGCTGATACAGTAAGAAAACTTGCAAAAGGTCTTGGGATAACAGAAGCAGCTTTAAGAGGGTTTGAAGAAATTGATGCTCCAGTTCCGCTTTATGAAAATATTGAAAAGCTGAATGAAGAAAATAGAAAACTAATTGAGCAAATGGTTAATACACTTGTCCAAGCTCAACCAGAATTATCTCAAAAACCTGTAAATAAACCCTTGACAGCTCGACCGGAAAATGTGGGGGGGGGGTGAACCTGCATGATCCCTTATCTGCTTATAAAAGACGACAGAATCAAGCAGCAGATAAGCCATTTTGTGATGCAGTAAAAAGGGATATTGAAGATTCACAAAAAAAAGACGCGGTTACAAAGGAGGACTATGGCAGCACACTTACCTGAATGTAATTATTGATCCGCTGAATAAAAAAGATAGATAAGTTATACTAGATACACAAGAACTGATTAATATCACATCGTTCACAAAATTAATTAAAGGTATATAAGATGGCGGTTCATATAAAGCATTTTGATAGAGAAAAGGCTCTTGAAGTTATTGTTTTTATTGCCCGTAATTTAAAAAATCCTACACTTCATAGTATATCAAAATTGCTTTATCTTTCAGATAAATTGCATCTGCAAGAATATGGTCGCTTAATTTGTGGTGATAGTTATTTGGCGCTGGAATATGGTCCTGTTCCATCAGCTATTTACAATATGATGAAGGTAGCTGATAACAAATTTTCTATAGATACGGACTGGGATGATCTTATTAAAGAAGCAATTTCAGTTTCTTACGGTAGAAATATTATTCCAAAACGACAGTATGATGCTGACTTACTATCGGAATCTGAAACAGAATGTATTTTACAAACAATAACAATTTACGGGCTTAAAACATTCGGACAGTTAACAGATATTACTCATGACAGTGCATGGAAAAGTGTACATCAGAGCAATTATATTAGTATTGACGCTATCGTATCTACACTGCCAAATTCTAGAGAAATTCTAAACTACATTCACGCTAATTGATCTATGGTGTCACTTGGAGATCACTTCCCTAGCGACTTAAAACGAGATCATATAGAAACAGCACTTAAGCCTGGTTGCGTAGTAAAGCTTGAAATAAAATTCCCGAATATTACGAAATCCAAATATCTCATACTGGTATCAATAGAAGATCCTGAGTATTTCACATTTTTAATAAACTCAGATATAAATAAATTTATAAAAAATAAACAACATTTGCTTGATTGCCAAGTCCCAATTAAAGCGGTTGACCATAGTTTTTTAAATCATGACTCATATATTGCGTGTCATGAAATATTTCCTTTAAAACGCGAAGATGTTATCAAATCATTATTATCTGAACCATCAGCAATAAAAGGAAATATAACTCTACAAATTAAAGAGCAAATAATAAAATCAGTTGTATTGGCAAAAACCATTAGTAGAGACAAAAAAGATCGCATTATTTCTTCATTAGAAAAATAACCCCACCAAATCCACACCAAACCGCTTAACTGCGGTTTTTTTGTGCCTGTCGAAAAATAAATCCCGTTATTAATTAATATCTTACATTGATAGGGTTTATTTTGTTTAAAATAATACATAAATGTATTGATTAATTGATACATTACTGTATCATTACATCCAACGAAACGGATAATCCACGTAGAAGGATTGCAAGGCCGGTGAAATACTCCGATAGACCTTAGCAGGAAATCGTCTTTATAAGACTTGGTATGTTAGTTCTACGGGGGTAGCCTTTCGTGCCAAGCCTTATAACCTCGAAGGGTTACTCCTCGCCTAAACGGCACATTCAACCCTCATTTCGGTGAGGGTCTTTTTGGGAGAAGAATTTACGGCCAGAGTCCACCGGCTCTGTAATAAGTCCGGTGCAGTAATCACCTAATTAACATAACTGCCGTAATTGCTAACCCAGACCGGCTAAGTGTCTGGGGTTTATAAGACTGTCTATCTCGATAGATTGTTGTGAGAGGCTTGCTGTCTTGGTAGGCAGTCTTATGAATACATCTTACCTGTTCAACACATTCGCTTGTGTGGTAACGCTGGGAAGCCATTGAGAGCATGGCAATCAATAATAATTATCGGAGAAATAAACATGGCTATTCACTATCCAGTAAAAGACTTTGCATCTAAGCAACGTCAAGACTTCATCAAAGAACAAGCTAAGAAAGTATTTAAACCAGAGCGTGTGATTGTTGAAGAATACGAAGAACACTTTTACATAGATGCTCAGGCTGTCAGCGATGCTAAATTCCTGATCGCTATTATTGCTGGCATCTTGTTGCTCTTATCAATGTTCCTAACCACCACCCAAGCTAAGGCTGAAGATGGCAATGCAATGCCGATCTCGCCCATGTCGCTTGTAGATGCTTGGGGGAATGAATAATGTCAACTTCAGTATCAATTCATCACATACAAGACCTGACATTCAAGCAAGAAAACCTATTCATGCCAGATGATTCACTCATTCGCTTTATGCGTGTAACTGCTGTTGATAAAAAAGGTGACGTGAACGAAATCACTTTGTATCTGACTGAGAATTGCCAGATCGAGGAGTTAATTAAATGATTAGATGGATTATGCAAATCTTGGCTAAGGCTGACTTTGATAACCACCGCGAGCCAAGATTCACAAATAAACATTATCTAAACGAATACGGGAATCTGTACGCCAATACAGAAACCCAAACACATTATACAGAGGTTTATGATGACTATTTATAAAAAACTGCAAGAGGCCAGAATACGCTTGCAAGCAACACCACTTAATAAATCCGGTGTTAATGCTTTTGCTAAATACTCTTACTTTGAGTTAGGTGATTACCTGCCACAGATTCAAGCCATTTTTAATGATGTTGGCTTAACTGGCATTATCAGCTTTGGTGTAGAGCTGGCAGAGCTAAATATCTTTGAGCATGAAGGAGACGGCAAGATAACTATTACTTCTCCGATGTCATCAGCCTCGCTTAAAGGATGTCATGACGTGCAAAACTTAGGCGCTGTGCAAACTTACCAAAGGCGTTACTTATGGCAATCAGCGCTTGAGATTGTCGAGCATGACGCGCTGGACGCAGCAACCGGAGAGGAAAAAACATTTGACTATAAATACTTGCTTAAAACAGCAGAGAGTGTTCAAGAACTGGTGTCTGTTTGGCAAATGATACCCAAGCCAATGCAACCTAGTTTCGTTGAGATTAAAGACGAAATGAAAGCCAAATTAACCGAGGTAGCAGCATGAGCATGATAGAAGAAAAGAAGGCGCTTCCTAGGGGTGGGAGTCGCAAAGGGATACCTAACAAGGTAAAAAAAGGATTAAAAGGAACTCCAGAATATACATCTTGGCAGCTTATGAAGGACAGATGTTATAACCCAAAAAACAAGACATTTGAATACTATGGCGGTAAAGGGGTAATTGTTTGCGATAGATGGCTTAATTCTCCTCAATCATTTATTGATGATATGGGGCTAAAGCCAACATCAACACACACTATTGATAGGATTGATGGTTTAAAAGATTACACGCCAGAAAACTGCAAATGGTCAACAAAAACAGAGCAGGCAAGAAACAGAGCAATAACAAAAAAATTCATACTTGATGGAGTAGAGAGGCCATTGGCTGAGTGGTGTGAATTATTTGGAATAGCCTACAACATTGTTAATAGGCGCTTATGGAGCGGATGGGATATTAACAGATCATTAACTCAATTACCTAGAGCCTACTAATTATGTCTTGTTTATTTATTGATCTGGAAACCATCCCTAGCCAAGCTGATGGTGTAGTTGAAGCTATACGCGAAAACATCAAACCGCCTGCCACTATGTCAGTGCAGGCCACGATTGATAAGTGGTATGCCGAAAAAGCTGATGATGCAGCCAATGAGATACATCGTAAACAGTCATTTGATGGCGCATTGGGCGAAATTATCTCAATAGCCTGGGCGCTGGATGATGGTCCAGTTAATGTGAATTACCGGTCTGATGACAATGAAGCTGGATTGCTCAGATCATTCTTTGTTGATATTAATGAGCTGACTGATAAGTATGGTCAAAAGGTCCATATCTCTACTTGGTCAGGGCATTACATTACAGGATTTGATTTGAGATTTTTGTGGCAACGCTGCGTCATGCTCGGTGTTAGACCAACTGTGCATATTCCGTATGAGGCAAAGCCTTGGGACTCAAAAGTGTTTGACACAAAAGTAGCTTGGACTGGAACAGGGCAATACTCAGGGATCGGTAGCTTAGATGCACTCAGCAAAGCATTTGGCATGGAAGGAAAAGGCGACATTGACGGCAGTAAAGTCTATGACTATTGGCTGGATGGTCGTATTGAAGAAATCGCTGAATACAACAAGCAAGATGTTGAAAAATGCCGAGAACTCTATAACAGAATGAACTTTGCAGTAGCTCCATGCTTAATATGAAAGTGAGGATTTATGAACGAGATAGACGAATCATTTTATGAGCCTGAAGAAGAAACGCTGATGACTGTATTGGTCAACAAAGCAAACTTAGGCATACAAGAAATTATTATTGATTTAGTAATGACAGGTTTTAGTTTTTCGCGCACCAATGCTGAACGACTAATTAACTTGAACTTTTCAGAAACTTTTAGGGAGGAATATAAATGAGCAATGTTTTTAGTTTTACCGGCACTGTCGGCAGTGATGCTGAAGTGAGATATGCACCATCTGGTGTTGCTGTTTTGAATGTTACCGTAGCTAATAATGTTGGCTTTGGTGACAAACAAAAGACTAATTGGGTGCGTGTTGTTTTGTTTGGCAAACGGGCTGAAGGTAATTTAAAAGACTACTTAAAAAAAGGCCAGACAGTATTTGTTTCAGGTGAGCTTACCCAAAGTGAATACAAAGCCAATGACGGCACAACCAAGTTCAGCCTTGAACTCAATGCCAATATTATTGATTTAGTTGGTGGCAGGAAAGACGGATCAGCGCAACAACGTCCTGCTCCACCTAAACAAGCTGCTGATGAATTTAACGATGATATCCCATTCTAGGAGTCCGCAATGGATAGAGCAAAATTAATTTCAAGACGTGAAGTTGGTGAATTGCTAAACGTAACTGCGCAGCATGTAGGCGTTATGGATGATCGAGGACAGTTACCTTGCGCGTCCATCACATTTGACTCGTTAGGCGTTAAAAGAGGAAAACAAGCCAAGTATTACGATAGAGAAACTATCTTGCATTGGATTTATGCCAGAAATAGAAAAAAATTGGGCGCAACGGGACAAGTCACTTTCCAACAAATTTTTGCTGGTCACTTTGAACCTATGCACATACGTAGACGCTACGAAATAAAACGTATGCGTTCGCGCCTTTCTCGACCAATGACTCAAATAATAAGAATAAAAGGGGATGTATGAATAACTTAAGCAAGCTGAATGATGTGTTGTTCGATCAATTAGTAAGACTCACCGATGATACGGTAGGCGATGACTACTTAAGCGCTGAAATTGAACGTAGCAAAGCGGTTAGTTCTATTGCCCGTGACATTATTTCCAACTCTAAACTAGCCCTCGATATTGTCACAGTGCAAAAAAACATGGGTAGCGTTAAAGACTTGCCAAAGATGCTTGAAAATGAAAGGGCATAAGTGGCAGCCTGAACAAATAGCCTGGTTAAAAGCAAACCGTTATGAGCTTAATAATGTTGAGATAGTCGCCCGCTTTAACCAGACATTTGGTCTTAATTTGATAACACACCAGCTTACTAACGCCTGCAAAAGTCGTGGCTTTAAGCATAAAAACACCGGATTTACACAAGGTAATAAGCCTTGGAACACCGGCTTAAAAGGCGTTAATGGTAAAAGTTCTACGACTTTTAAAAAAGGCAATCACCCATTTAATACTCTTCCAGTAGGTTCAGAACGAATAACTAAAGATGGTTACTTGGAAGTTAAGGTGGCCGAGCCAAGGAAGTGGGAAGCTAAACATCGCTTAGTTTGGCAGGCAGTAAACGGACCCATAGCAAAAGGTGATCTGGTGATATTTATCGGTGACAACAAGTTGGATTGCAGCATAGAGAATTTGCAAATGGTGACACGAGGAGAATTAGCTGTGTTAAATCGACACGAAAAATATAGTAAACAATCACCAGAAATCAGAATGGCATTAATTAACTTGGTAAGACTGGAACAAGCCGCAAAGAGAGTTCCATGAAACTCTATAACTTACCCAGAGACACCTTTTTTACTATTCAAGGTGATGAATCCAACACGGTTTATTTTTTAGAGAATGTGGATGGTATGTACAGCTATTGCAAGAATGAGGCCGGCAATGTCATTCACTTTTCAGCAAGTTTAGAGGTTGATATTTGTGACTAAAGAAAGAGAGTTGTTGGAAAAGATTTTAAATACAGGTTGGTTAAATCATGAGTTAAGTTGTGAAGTAGAAGCGATCCTCGCCCAACCTGAGCAGACTGAGCAAGAGCCTGTGGCTTGGATGTGGAAAAAACACACGGCTGGAGGGTGGTTAGATGTTGTTAGTATAGATAAACCTACTGCTAATGCACATCAAATAAACATTAGACCACTCTACGCATCACCAAAACGTGATCCTTTAACCGATGAAAATGTATGCGAGATATTATTAAAGAAAGAATGGAAAGGGTTTGTTGAGTTAGTTAGACAAATAGAAAAAGAACACGGCATTGGAGTAGATGATGAAAATAGAGCCTAGAGTTATTAGAGCTGGACAAGCGCCTGCCTATTTAGGCATGTCTTTACCTCATTTTAATGAGCATGTTCGTCCTTTTCTTGTTGAGGTACAAGACGCTGCCAAAATGATTTCTTTTGATCGTCTTGACTTAGATGCTTGGTGGGAACACCATAAACAGGCTAACGGAAAGCCAGCAAAGGAGAAACAAACATGGCAAAAAGAACACCTGGCCTTCGAAAACAAGGCGAAATATGGCACGTTGACAAAGTTATCAGCGGTGTCCACATACGAAAAAGCACGGGAGAAACGGAACTTGAGCAAGCAGAACGCTTCTTAGCAAAACTGGTTGAGCAATACCGTCAAGTCAAAGTGTATGGTGAAAAAATTGATCGTGAATTTAATGTGGCAGCAGCACGTTACCTTGATGAATACGGTCATAAAACATCACTGGATAGAGACATCATTAGCTTAGACAAGATAATGCCTTACATCGGGCATATTGAACTGTCTAAGATACACTCTGGTGTATTTGATGAGTTTATCAGTGACAGAAAGAAAGCTGGCATTAGTGCAGGCACATTAAATCGTGACATGGCATCGGTCAGACGGGTATTAAAACTTTCTGCTGCCAAGTGGCGCGATGAAAATGGTAAACCTTGGCTTGATAATGTACCGATGATGCCTTTAGTTGATGGCATTGAGAGAAAACCAAGACCGATTAGTTGGACTGAGCAGGAACTTTTATTAAAGGAACTGCCAGGCTATTTATCAGAAATGGTGTTATTTGCACTCAATACCGGACTTCGGGATCAGGAAATTTGTGCAATGAAATGGACGGATGAATGTAGAGTCAGTGGTCTTGATACGACTGTCTTTATTATTGATGAAGCCCGAACTAAGAATAAGCGCGAACGTATTGTGCCATTGAACTCAGTAGCACGGTCAATCGTAGCAGGAAGGAGAAACAATAAATCAGAATACGTCTTTGACTATCAAGGTCGTAAACTAGATAGGATGACAAATAGAGCATGGAGAAGAGCAAGAGAAGTAGTTGGTCTTAAGCTGGTCAGGGTGCATGATCTTCGTCATACCTTTGGCATGAGACTTAGAGCTGCTGGAGTTGGTTTTGAGGATAGACAGGATTTACTCGGTCATCATGCTGGACGAATCACAACCCATTATTCTAAGGTTGAGATTAACCGGTTAATTGATTGTGTAGAACTACTTTGCGAGACTCGAAAACCCGAATTAACATTAATAAGGAGAGTGATTTGAAAACTAAGTCCGCTAAAATCCCGTTAGTGCTTTTATGACGGGCATAAAAAAAGAGGCCTCCGTCACAGATAACCTCTTGATTTTACAACTAAATAAGTGGTGGGTCGTGCGCGATCTCTTTTCTCTC